ATGACTTGTTGGTGCGAGGAACCCAGGGGTGGGGGGTATGCCCCCCCATGCGGTCGAGATCATGCCGGCGGGGCAGGAAATGCCCCACTGCGGGCCGGTTGGGCCAGCTCGATGCGCTTGATTGGACGCTGACGTTGGCGCCCTGGTCGCTTCAGGCCGTTTCCGCGCGATTGATTGCAACGACGACAAATGACGCGAATGTTGTCGATGTCGTCTGAACCACCAAGCGAATGCGGTCTGATGTGGTCTGCTTCGGCCGAGTTGGGTCGCTTGCCGACCTCGTAGTCCATCCAGACGCCGCACAGTGGGCAGCGGGCGAGTCCTCGTGCTTGGGCCTCACGCTTGGCCTGTGCTGCATGGCGCAACCATGTGGCCGTGCCGGTGCGACTGGTGCTCATGGTGCGTCCTGCCTGCACGTGGCGGTGCTGGTGTGGATGCAGGTGAACTGCACGTCACCGTCCACCTCGGGCCACAGGACGGACAGCCCGTCGCCTGCCGGTGCCAGCTCCACGTCGGGTGGCGTGGGCGACAACAGCAGGGGTGCACAGGTGTGTGTGCTGGCCTGATCCATGAGCCATGCAAGGTGGGTGCTGGTGGCATGCCAGGCGCACCGTGGGCATGCCACTCGCCAGCCCCTGTCGGCCTTGAAGGTAGCCCGCATTCTTTGGTGGGGCCCGGGTTGCTTCATGGGCACCCCCTTGCAATCAGGCGGGGCCCCTCAATTTCGCGAGGGCCCCCGGTTGTCTTGAGTGCCCCGGCCGGCAGGAATGGAGTAAACCGCCGACCGGGGCGGCCCGGGAGCAGGAGCTGCGGCGCCTATCAGGCCGCGCTCAACCGCCGTCCGGACAATCTTGGGGATCCACGATGATGGCGCACGAGGGGTGCAGCAGCACCGTGAGCGTCAGCCTGGACACGTCCTTGAGCTTGCCCGGCGAGATGGTGGTGCCGTCCTCTTCGATGGGCCACTTGAAGAGCTCGCCATCGATCAGCAGCTGCCTGTCTGAGGTCAGCTCGACACGCTTGGGCAGGCGTAGGGCCAGAGCCATGTGATCACCCTCCAGACATGCGAAAACCCCGGCCAAAGACCGGGGTTCTCAAGTTTTTGGGCGCACGGTGCGCTCAGCTGTCAGGATAGCGCTTTTCTGGGTCGTCAACAAGCTTTCTCATCGATTGCCTCCACGATGTCTGGATGGAGCACTGCCAGCACGTCCCACGGCCTCCAGGTGGCCGGCTTGCATCCGGGGTTGGTGGGCTTGATCAGTCCCCGTTCTCGCCACTTGTAGATCCGCGCCGGGTCGATCTGGAACTCCGCTGCGATCTCGTCGGTCGTCATGTCGCGCTTGTGGATCATTTGCGTCGCGATCCGCTCCCTTCCCGGGAACTGACTTGCACAGTCCCGGCAGGTGACCCAGCCTCCGGCCGATTCGGCGAGTCTTCCCCCGCAGACCGGGCAGGTGAGTCGTGCCGGCGCGGGACGGTGCAGGGCACGGTCGAGCGTGCGCCACACCAGCCAGGCCGCATCGGACACGAAGGCCAACAGGAACGGATCCGAGTCCCACAGCTCCACTTTCGCGAGCAGCCAGCCGCACTCCCCCGCCCACGTCGGCGGATTCGACAGTGTCACGCCCGGATGGTCCTCCCACACGGCGCGCACCGCCTGCGACAGCTCGGCAAGCAGCCCGTGCTCGTCGGTGCGCAGGATGTCGTGGCGGCCTAGGTCGATCGGGGTGGCTGGCTTGGCGCGATGCGGACGCACCTGGCCCGGCTTCGGGTCTCCCGAGTCGCCCGTGGCGCGCCCCGATGCCCACAGCTCGGCGGCCATGTCGGGGATCTGTCGCAGACGGTCAAGCGTGTCAGACGGCTCCATCGGACGGCTCCTCGGCTTCGATATCGAGCTCGCTCATCGTTCCTCCTCGATCTTCGCGGTGCGTACCTGGCTGCGGAATCCGACGGTGACCTTGACCGGGGTGGCCCCGTCGATGTCGGCGCGCATGGCGTCTTGGACGAGTCCGGCCATCTCGTCGAGCGTCATGCCCGCCTTCGGGTCGATGGCCTCCACGGACACGGACCGCTGTACGCGATTCTGCGGGCCTTGCGTGGCCTGGGGGTCCAGATATTCAGGGTTGCTCATTGCGGTGCCTCTCTGTTCGATTCTGCGGGGCTGGTGGGGTGTGTGGTGTCTTTCGTGGAGGTCAGAACGGGGCTTCGCTTTGGGCGTTGGCCCACGGGTCGGCCGGCGGCTCCTGGCGGGCATCCTGCCGGGTCGGGCGAGCCTGCTGGGGCGGGCGCTTCGGGCCTGACCGGGTGACCTTGGCGGTTGCGAAGCTCAGGTCTGCGCCGACGGCCTGGGCGGTGATCTCCCAGCTCGTGCGGCGATTGCCTTCCCGGTCCTGCCAGTCGCGTGACTCCAGGCGCCCGGTGACGATCACACGGATGCCCTTGGTGAGCGACTCGGCGACGTTCTCGGCGAGAGTCCCCCACGCCTGCACGCTGTGCCAGTCGGCACCGTCATCGACCCATGCGCCCGACTGGTCCTTGCGGCGCCGGTTGACGGCCACCTGGAAGCTGGCGACCGCCTTGCCTGACGGGGTGAAACGGATCTCCGGGTCGGCACCCAGCGCTCCGATGATCGTGATCGGTGTGGTCATTTCGTCTCCTCGGTTCGGTGAAGGTCTTGCTTGAATTTGTTGATCAGTTCGCGCCGGAAGGCCGGGTCCCGCTTGGGTGCAGGCTCGGGGGCGAAGCGGGGTGGCAGGTCGGTGATGTGCTGGACGCCTGCCCTGGTGGCGTTCCACCACGGTCCGGCTCCGAGGATTCGCCCGGGGTTGTCGGTGGTCGGGTCGCAAGCTATCCAGGCGAACGCCACCATGACGTCACGGTAGGCCTTACTGGCGAGGTTGTTCTCGATGAACGTGCGCAGCGAGGTTGCCGGCCAGTCCGGGCGGAGCCCGTGGACGGCCAGTGCAACCCGCTCGATCTCGGTCTGGATCATCGTTCAACCTCCAAATCCAAGTCCCCGCCCGCGTTACAGACTTTGGGCTTGGCACTTACGTAAGAAGAGATAAAACGGGCCGGGACGGGACGGGCCGGGACGGGGTGCTGTGACTCACGGCGAACGTCACGCCCCCTGAGCGTGACTGTCACGCGTGACATACACCGTGACTCATGCCGCAGGAGCATCGTTTTCACCTCTCTCCTCCAGCGCCCTCAGCGCGCTTTCCCTACGTCCCCTGCGCTTCTTCTGCTGCCGCAGCCTGGCCATCTCCCGATCCTTCTCAATCTCGTCTGACAAGGGCTGATAGTCGCCCCAGTCGTGGAACTGGTAGCCCTTCTGGCCGTCTCGTTCGGAAGGGGACCACATGCCCACCTCGACGAGCTTGCGGGCAGCTGTGGCGCCGGTCTTGCCCCACGATTCGACGAACCACTCGGGAACCCATCCGTCTGTCTTGTAGGCCATCGAGAAGGCCCCAGAAGTTGCCCACACGCCTACCGCAGCGGCACCCGCGCGGCGTACTTTCGGGTGACTGTGGAGGGTGTCATCGATCTTGAACCAGGCCATCAGTCGTCCCATCGTCTAGAAGGCTGCCGGCGGCGCTCTGGAGGTCGCGGATCAGGTTCCAGCACACTCCGCAGAAATAGCGCCACTGGCTCGCTGTACTCAGGTCGTGCTGCCGCGTGATGTTGACAGCCCTCACGATGAGTTCCGGCCCCAGCCCCAATGACATGAACGTGTGGATCGACGCTCGCCAGTCTTCAGACTTTGGTGACCCCATCGCCGCATCCCATGCCTCGCCGAACTGGTCCAGTAGGAGCTCCTCTGACTCGAGGCGCTGAGCCATCTCTTCGGCCGCTGCCCGCTTGGCCCGCTGCCACTGTTCTTGCTTTGCGGAGAACTCCTCCACAGAGTCTCCATCCAGTGACGTGGAAGCCTTCCCGGCATTGCAGTCGTGACAGGCCGTCACGAGGTTCCCTGGCGTGTCGTCACCCCCGAGCGCAACCGGCACGACATGGTCAACCTCAAGGGCCACGTCAGGCGCCTTGGCGCCGCAGTACCGGCAGGTGAATTCATCTCTGCGGAGCACCTCGAAACGCACTCGCTTTGGAACTGCCATTACTCCTCCTCTTGTTCGTACTTTCCGATATCTAAAACGGGACTGCTTGGCTGGTGATGATGAATTCGATGACATGGCAGCCTTTGGGTGCTTTGCCGGGTGCCCGTCGGTGGTCTGGGCCGAGCACTCGGGTGCCGTCGTCGTCGTCCCACACGCCGGCGTCGGTGAAACCGTCAACGAGCGGCTTCGTCGTGCTGTTGGCGTTGTTGGGGTCGGCGCGGGTGGCGGTCGGGTACTTGATGCGGGCCATGACGTGGACGGGCGCTTGCAGCTTGGGGACGTGCTGGCGTCGTGCCTCAGCTGCCCCCAGTGCTCTGAGCGCTGCCGTCTTGCGTCGCTTGGTCTGCCAGTGCAGGCGGTCGTTCTCCGACATCCACAGCGCTTTCGGGACTGTCACCGTGATGGTCTCAGCCACAGGACAGCCCTTGCGTCGCGTCGAGGATGTCCGCGAGCGGGATCGCCCGATCTGAGCCGTTGTGTCCCAGATGCCAGGCGCAGACGAGCGCGAGGCGCCTGCTGTCCACGTCGACGGTGATGCCGGCGACGGGGCGGCCGCAGGCATGTGGCGTGCCGCGTCGTGACACCTGCCACCAGCAGCCTCCTGCCGGATGCTGCCACGCGATTTCGACGATCTCTTCGATGGGGTCGCTCATCGCGTACTGCCGTAGAGCTCTTCGAGTCGGTCCAGGGCGTCGTGGATGTCGTCGATGCAGTGGGCCCATTGGTCGGATGCGATGGAGGTGCTGTGTCGCAGCAGCCACCAGACGGTCACGCGGTCGAAGAGCAGCCGCAGCGCCTCGAACTCGGCGGCTTGGATCGAGACCCTGCCGCCGGGCTCCCTGCGGTTGTCCCTCCAGGCGCTCATGCCGCACGGGATTTCTTGGCGGCCATGTTCGCCATGAACTCGTCGGTGATCGCGACGGGGTCCGGGCACTCTGCGGCGGTCTCGGCGTCGGGCATCGTGGTGAGTTTGATGCGGGGCTGCACCTGCTGGCGTTGCAGGCCCTCTAGGCCGTGGAGCAGCTTGTCGAGGTGGTCGGCGTTGGCTTCCCAGCGGCGCAGGAGCCGGACCGCGTCGGCGGTCGTGGGGTCTGGTACCTTGACCCTGCGGTAGATGTATGCCGTCTGCCACAGGGCGTGGCAGACGGAGCGGATGTCTTTGGCGTCCCACACGATCGAGTCGTCCCGGAGGGTGTTCATGCGTCCTCCTCGTCGATGATTTTCGCCGCGACGAAGAACTCTGGGGCCTTGGTCGCGAGGGTGAAGATGGTGCCGGTTTCGGCTACCGCGCCGATGAGCTGGGCAAGCTCGTCGTCCATGCCAGACCAACGTTCGAGGGCCCGCTGAATGGTCACGAGCTCGGCATCGGTGAGCTCGGCTGTGACGGGGCTGATGATCCTCATGCCGTCACCTCCCAGCTGCGGCCCATGACCTGCTCCCATGGGCCCGTCAGGGTGCGGAAGACCTCGACGGAGATCAGGTCCTTGACGAGCCATCCGAGAGCAGCGCCCCGAGCAGCGACCCAAGTGGCGTACCAAGCAGCGCCCCGAGCAGCGTCCCAAGCGGCGTACCGAGCAGCGCCCCGAGCAGCGCCCCGAGCAGCGACCCGAGCAGCGACCCGAGCGGCGTGCCACGCGGCGTTCCAAGCAACGTCCCAAACGGTGTCCCGTGCGGCGTCCAGAGCCCTGTTCAGGGCCGCGATCTGGCGTTTGGTCAGATGAGCGGTTTGCTCGATGATGGCTGCGACCTCTCGCCCCTGGGGGCCGAAAAGCCGCCATGCGGGGAGCTCTTCGATGACACGCCACGCGTGCGCGGCCCGCTTGCGAGGAAATTTGTCGGGGTGGGGGGTCCACACGTCACCGACGGGCTCCACGGACAGGAGACGAGCAGGCCACGAGAAACCTGTGCAGTCCGTTTCCACCGTCGAGGCCGACAGATAAAAAGCTGCATCCCAGCTGCCAACCTCACCAGGATGCGGATGCTCGACAAGCCACCCGCCCTCCGGGATCGGCGCACCATCAGCAGGCAGCCAGTGGACATCACCGGTGCGAAAGTCAGTCCCGTCAGGGCGAGTCGCTTTGAAATAGGTGCGGGTCATGCCGCCACCGCCTTCGCAGGCCAGCAGTCACGGCCGGAGTGGCAGACAATGATGAGGTCCATGTCTTCGTGATCAAGCGCAAAATGCGTTGTGCCGTCTATGCTTTGCATGGTCATGCTCCTTCGGTTGTGGTGGTGCATTGCGGGCAGAGGTCAACGCGCCAGGCGGGGTGTGTCCAGCCGGCGGTGCGTGCTCGGGCGTGCAGGTCGGATTGCACTTGGAGGGCGGTGGCGTCTCCACGAAGGCCGATGTCGGTCGCCAGCGCTATGCCGCAGCCGTTGCACAGGATCGAGCGGACTTGGAGGCCACGGCCCCACCGGTCTGCTTCTCCGAGCTGTGTGGTGGTAATCATGCGGCGAGCGCCTTAGTGCAGTCCGGGCAGAGGTCGCGTTCGGCCATGTCAGCCTCCCTGCTCATGGCGATGAGGTTGGGGGCCGTGCGCCAGCCCAGGGTGGAGGCTTGTCTCCGGAGCCAGCGCGCGGCCTTGGGGAGATCGTCGGCGGTCTCCGGTGCGCTGCTGACGTGGAGCCCGAGCGCCTTCTTGCAGCGGTCGCATCGGAGGACCTGCTTGGCGATGTCAGTTCCGTGCTCGCCGCCCTTGTGACTGGTTTCAATCATTTGTGTTCTCCTTGAATTTTGGTGTGGCAGAAGCGGCAGCGTCCGGTCTTGTCGGGCCTGTGGCGGGGTTGGTGGTCGCCCCAGGGTGCGAGCCCAGCGAGCGTGTGGAGGGCGGGACATGGCTTGTCGGACGGCGGGAACGGCGACGGGGTGAGTTGTTCCCGCAGGGTGACGTGCACGTGCTTGAGGGTGCCCCCGGACTGGTCTTCGCCGGCGTCGATCATGTGGTGCCCCCATCGAAGAGCGCGGACTGTTCGGCGTCCGGCCGGTAGTCACGCAGCACGGCCAGCGAATCGCCTCCGAAAAGCTGCACCCGGTCGGTTTCAAAGAAGGGGGTCACCATGTGCCCCCTGAGATCACGAAGCGGCCAGTGCTGTCCTCGACGGCGCCAAGGGTGAGGCGCTCGGCGAGATCGTTGCGGCCGATGTGGTCCAGCGTGGTGGTCAGCGACTTGACCGACGCGTAGCCCAACGCCTGCGCAATGTCGTCGGCGCTGCGCCAGCCAGCCAGGTGCTCCACTTCCTCGACGAGGAGCGCCCTGCGCGCGGCGGCCCGTTCCGTCAAGCTCAGCATTTCCCGGTCGGGCACCAGATCGGAGCGACCCCACTTCACGAGCTTGCGGCGAAGCGCAGCGGGCGGGGAGCGGAAGCCGAGCGCCTCCGAGATCTCGGCCATGCTGTGGCCCTTCATCTGCTCTGCGACAGCGATCACGTGGGCCCGTCGGGCGCGCATTGCTTTAGTTTCTGGCATCAGGCCACCTCCCCAAGGTTGGAGCGGTGGCGTCGGATCTCACTCACCCGCGCGACGGTCATGCCGTGCTGCACGCGCTCGCGGTCGGAGGCGGTGAGGCCGCCCCAGATGCCCGTTTCTGGGCGTTCCAGCCCGGCGGCCAGGCATTGGGGACGCACAGGGCAGCCCCTGCACACCCTCAGTGCCCTTTCGGACTGTGGCGAGGCGTCGGGGGCCTGCCAGTCTTCGGCGTCCTCCGGTGAGCACGCGGCATCGGACACCCATGCGGGCATGACGGCCATCAAGCCAGTGAGCTTCATCGCTGAGCCCCCTCGACTGTGCGGGAGAAGCCGGCCAGGTCGATGCCATCGACCAGCTCTTCCACTTCGAGGCTGAGCAGCCCCATGCCGGCGGACTCGATGAGTTCCCGTAGCACCTGCCTGTCTTCGTCGCTCATGCCGCACCGCCCTCGACCGGCTCGTAGGTGGCACGAAAAATATCGTCACGGCATGGATAGATCTCTCCGGCAATGCCGCGGATGATCCAGTCGCCGCGGCGAGCGTGCATGACGCCCTCCAGGGTGGCGATCATGAAGGACCCATCTGACGGATCGATCGACACGCCGGAAGCAGGAATCTCATCACTGAGAGGGTCGAAGCTCCCTTGCGTGTTGGCTTCGACCCACAAGTAGATATCGTGATCGTGGGGCGCGTCACCGTCCAACTGGCGCGCCGTAATTACCAGGGTGAGCTTGCGGTAAAGATTGTTCATGGTCATGCTCCTTTGATGGTCGGGATGGTGGTGTGGCAGTGCTTGCATCGCCCGTCGACACCGATGGCGTGGCGGGGTTGGCGGTCGTCTGCCAGGGCGCGGCCTGCGATGACATGCAGTGCGGGGCAGGGGCCGGTGTCGATGTCGCGGCGGGCGAGCATCGCGGCGACCGCATCAGGGACGCGCGCCGTCAGGGACAGATCACGTAGCTCGGCGCTCATGCGGCCACGCCCCCTTGCATCAAGGGGTGAGCACCGGGCCGCCCCAGGCTCGCGTCTGCCGAGGTCCCTGCGCCACCGAAGCCGCCAGAGGCCGGATAGAGAGCCAGCAGGCCCCTCTCGGAGGCGTGGTTGTAGCAGCACTTGCACAGGTGGCGTGCATGGTGGAGCTTCCAGTGCCCGCAGCGCGCGCACGTCAGGAAGATGGTGCCGTTCTTGCTCATGCGGCCTCCTTGGGCTCAGGTGGGGCGACCTCGCGGCCATTGGTCGGCTGCAGCGCCGTCACGGCGATCGCCAAGCTGAAGAGGTCTGCGCGGCCGTCGCTGATCGGCAGCCCGGCTTGAAGCGATACGAGCACGCCCCGGATTGGTGGCGGATAGTCATCGGGTGCACCGAAGACGTGCACGGCGTGATCCCAGTGATTCGATGAGCCCGAATCGCGCTGGTAGACGCCGTTCGAGTCGGGGATGCCGTAGTGCACCTCCCAGCAGTCCAGACAGAAGGCGATGACTTGGCGGGCGCTCATGCGGCCCTCCGCGTGAAGCGGAAGCGGCCCGTGTCGTCGCGTGATGCTCCGACGACCCGGTTGGCGAGGTCCTTGCGGCCCCACCCGGTCAAGGCGGCCTGCAGTGCCGCCGCGTCGCGGTACCCGGTCGCCCGGGCGACATCCTCGGGGCCCCGTGTCCCGGCGATCCACTCCACGTCAGCGATGACCCTGTCGCGGTGCGTCTCGCGGGTACGCACGATCTGATTGGCAAGGTCCCGGCGCCCCCAGCCGCGCAAGGACTGTTGCAGGCCGTAGCGCGAGCTGTAGCCGAGTTCGGCGGCGATCTCGTCGGCCCTGTCCACCCAGACCAGCTTCTCGACCGCCTCGATGACTTCCCGTCTGCGCTGGGCTGCCCGGTCGGTGGTGATGATCCGGGCGGCGAGGTCGTCACGGCCAGCGCGGCGAAGGGTGTCCCGCAATCGTCCGGGCCGGTCGGCCCCTGTCGCCTCGAGGAGCGTGCTGGTGTCGGCGCCGCCACGCAACAGCTGCTCGACGACCGCCGCGACCTTCTGGGCCTTGGTCAGTGGTGCGCTCATGACTCCTGCACCTGCCTCAACGCCGTGCGGCACCGACGAATCTCGCGGACCCGCCGCACCGGCTCGCCACGCTCGATTCGCTCGCGGTCGGAGGCGGTGAGCCCACCCCAGATGCCGGCCTCGTGGTGGGCCAGCGCCCAATCCAGGCACTGCTCGGTGAAGGCGCACCGCTCGCAGATCCTCACCGCCGCCACGGCCTTGCGGCTGTCCTCGTCGGCATTCCAGTCGGCATCCGACCGGACCGAGCAGGCCACCTTGTCGCTCACCCAGTCGGGGATGGCGTCCTCGACACCCGCCCACACGTCGTGGTGCTCCTCGGGCCAGCTCATGGCTTCACCGGCCCGTCAAGACGCCAGCCAGCCGCGATGAGCCCGCCCACCAGCTCGGTCACCTCAAGATCGGTCAGGCCGAGATGAAGGGCGAGGATCGTGCGGGCCAGGTCATCCCACTGCCGCCACCTCTCGGCAGCATCCGCAGGCAAGGTGCTCATGCCGCACCGTCCTCGACCGGCTCAGCGTCGAGGATCTCGCCGGTGGTGGGATCGGCCCCGCTGTTCTCCCAGCTGGCGAGAGCGCCCAGGACACGCTGCTTGTCTGCCTGGGCCAGCGATTCCCAGCTCTTCAACGGATGTCCCAGCACGCGCTGGGCAAACTCCTTGAACTGGCCGCCGTTCAGGTGGAGGGCCTTCATGAAGTAGGCAGCGGTCTTCTCCGGCTCGGCCACGACCTGATGGACACGCATCGTGGACCGGCCTGCACGCTCGGTGCGCTCATCGAGCTCTTCGGGTGTGTAGACAATCCCCGCCAGCACCTCAGGGCAGGTGAGCCGGATGTTCTCCGAGGCCGCCCGGTACTTCAACATCAAGCCCGGGTTCTTCTGCCAGTGGCCCTTGCCCCACAGTCCGGCGGTCTTCGCCTTGGCCTCGTCCCAAGTGACGACCGATTCGTGCCCGGGATCGTCGGCGCGGATGATGATGCAGGTGGCCTGCTTGTCGTCGCCGGACAGGCGCACGATGTGCCCGGCTCGGCGGGCGAGCGTCATCATGAGCTTCGCCTCCATGGAGACGCCGCCGTTGATCACCGTGATCTGGTTCACCGCGACGAGCGTGCCGATGCCCAGCTCGCCGCCGTACTCCATCGCCACCAACACATTCGCGGGCTTGCCCTTGTAGGCGGCGGGCAGGAGCTCGGAGTCGGCCAGGGCAGAGGCATAGTCGAGCTTCTGCTGAAGCGTCAGGCCTGCCGTCTCGGAGCCGACCGCCGCGATCGACCCAGACGGGGTGGGGGCGGTGGTTTCAATGTCGGTGCTGCGTGTGGTGTCAGTCATGTCAGAAGTCCTTTTCGTCATCGGTTGTGTGCACCCAGTCGGGCAGCTGGGAGATTTGGATGGCCGCCGGGAGGCCAGGCCATTCGTCGAGGGTCAGGCAGCGGTCCCACAGGTCCAGGGCACGACGCATCTGACGCCTGCCCTCGGCCAGCTGATCGACACCGACCTGGTAGATACCAAGCAGATAGGGCGGCTTCACTTCCTGCACGACGTGGAGGAAGACCGCATCCTCATCGACCAGATCCAGCGAGATCGCCATGTCCAAGTAGTCAGCCGCCTGCAAGTGGTAACCGAAGTCCCACGAATGCTTGATCCACTGGCTGCGCTCGGCAGACTGGCCAGTGGTCTTGAAGTCCACGATCGTGTGCCGGTCAGCCAGGAAGTCAAGCCGACCCCGCTGCCAGCGCCCCGTCACCTCATCGATGGTGAACATCGACAGCTCAGGCGCGCCCTTGCCGCGCGTGAAGAGCTCACCGGCCACGGGATTGGACAGGATCGCCTCAGCCATCGCATCCACCTGGGCGGCATCCTTCGCCAGCACGGGAGTCCCGCCCGCATCCCACACGGCCTGACGCGCCTCACGCGAAGCCTTCGTGGTCCAGGCAGGGAAATCCAGCACCTCGACGCCCTGCCCGCGCCCCAGCACCTTCTCGTGCGCGGCGCTGCCGAAATCGAAGACGGCCTTGTGCCCCTCACCGTGCTCCATCACCTCACGCAAGCGAGCGGGGCCAGCCTCACCCGACACGATCGTCTTCGCCATCGTCGAGGACAGGGACGGCTCCGCGCACGGGTCGGAGTGGTACGTGGCCTCGGGCATGTCCGGGACTGCACAGGGCTTGGTGATCGGCATCATGCGATCACCCGGCCCATGACCTGCTCCCACGGGCCCGTCAGGGTGCGGAAGTCCTCGACGGAGATCAGGTCCTTTACCAACCATCCAAGAAGAGCGTCCAGAGCAGCGTCCCGAGCGGCGTCTTGAGCGGCGTACCAAGCAGCGTCCAGAGCGGCGCCCCGAGCAGCGTCCTGAGCAGCGACCCAAGCGGCGCCCCAAGCAGCGGTCCGAGCGCCCCAAGCGGTGCCCCGAGCGGCGGTCATGTCCTCGATCTGGGTGCTGGTCAGATGGGCGGTTTGTTCGATGAGGGATGCAACCTGCCCCCCCTGGGGGCCGAAAAGCCGCCATGCTGGGAGCTCTTTGACGACACGCCACCTGATCGAGTCCCTCTCGTGAGGAAAACTGTCGGGGCAAGGGGTCCACATGGTGGCTGCGGGCTCCACGAGCAGAAGGCGAGCAGGCCACAGGAAACCTGTGCAGTCCGTCTCCACCGAGGCCGCCGACAAATAGCCAGCTGCGTCCCAGCTGCCGACCTGCCCCGGGTGGGGGTGCTCCACGATCCATCCGCCCTCCGGGATCGGCGCACCATCAGCAGGGAGCCACCGGACAGTCCCACTGTGGAAGTCGGTCCCGTCTGGTCGAGCGGCCTTGAAGAACCTGGAACCAACGGGCGTGGCCGGAACCTTCACATCAGGGGTTTCAACGGCTGCTGTGCTCATGAGCGCACCTCCGCCCTGCGGGGTGCCGGGGCAGGTGTGAGGATCTCGGCCAGGGTGCGGCGTCGCGCACGGCGGGGTTTGATGTCATGCATGGGTGTCCTCCTTGAGGCATGTGATGGTCAGGACGAGCACAAGCGCGGCCATGAAGAGAAATTGGATTGAGGCTGGGGCGAAGCCGACGGCGACAGCACCCAGGAGGATCAGGATTAGGAAGCGGCGCGGGCTAGGCATCGGGCAAGCTTTCGACCCACTCGCGGAACCGCCAAGCGGGAAGCAGATAGCGCTTTCCGTCGGTCTTCCAGCCGGGCATCGGGAAGACCCGGCCTTTCGGCTTCGTCGCCAGGCGGCAGGAGCGCACGTAACCGACGCTTGCGTGGAGTAGCTCGGCGACGTCCTTCTGCGTCAGGGGGCGCACATCGTCGAAGTCATCGACCTTCACGGCGCACCCCCATCGCGAGGACAATCACGCCGGCCACGATCAGCAGGGCGATGATGTTGCCGGTGAGAGTCGAGGTCATGCCGCCACCTCCTGGACGACGAGGCCCCAGCGCTTTGCCATCTTGGAGATCGCCTCAGCCCCTGCCGGAGTGACCTTCAGGGTGTGCATTACCTCGCCCTTAAATCGGGGTGCCTGGTGATTCGGGACCGGGCGGAAGTATCTGGCCTTGTCTGACATCGGCGAGTAGCGGTGCTCGATGACCTTGCAGCCCTGAGAGTTCGACCAGCGCGAGGACTCCTCGACGTAGATCCACTCATGCGCGAGCAAGGCGTCGCGCAGGGCTCCCTCCTGAACTCCGATCGACTTGGCCACATTGCGCAGGAGCCGCAGATCCTCGTCGGCCACGAAGGCGTCCACGTAGTCGGCCTTGGGCTGCAGCTGGGCCACCCTGGCTCGCTCCGCCTTCAGCTCGGTCAGCGTCCGGATCATCACGTCCGGATCGGCCAACATCGCCTCCACCGCGTCCGGAGTGGCATACATGCCGCGCTTACGGATCGACGGGATCACCTCGTGGGTAACCCAATGCTGGAATCGCTTCACAGCGGCTCGTTGGGCGACGTCGACCATCCGGCCTGTCTGGCGTTGCAGGATGGCTTGGTACATGCCGGCCTCGGTCAGCGTGAGCATCTCCTGCTCACCGCCAGGGGTACGCACCGGACGCGTACCCCTTTCCTCTAGGTCGATGGAACGCATCATGTCGGGTGCGTTCCGATAGTTGAGGGCCTTCGCGAGATCTGACGCGACGACCTGAGGCTCGCCGGACTCATCGGTGATGAACCGGACTTCCTGACCGTGGTAGTCGAAGGGTAGAATGCTCATTGGAAACTCCTTTGGTTGGCTCCCGTCTGTGACAGCAGGCGGGGGCTTCTTCTGTTTGGGGGCTAGGCGGCGGCTTCACTCGTGAGAACGTCGGGCGTGATACTCACAGGCGGTATCCCGAGCGCGCCGGCGATCAGGAAGATGTCCTCGATGTTGACGGGCGATCGGCCCATGAGCTTCCGACGCAGAGTGGTCAACGGGATTCCCGTCAGCGTGGCGACTTCAGCCCGACTGGTGTCGCTTCGCTCGATGGCGGCGGAGATCATGTCCGCAGCCTCCAGGTTGATGTCTGAACTGGCCATATGGACAGCTTGCCATGCCATATGGCCAGATGCAAGCCGAGAGCTGTTCCGATCGGCACGAAAAACTGTCCAATGTGGCGGCTATGCTGACAGCATGGACCAGAATCAGGCCAGCAAGCGTGATGCAATTCGCGCCGCGATCGCCGCCCAGCTTCGAGCCGAGCGAGCCGCCAAGGGCTTAACCCAGGTCGAGACCGCTCGACTCGCTGGAGTCAGCGAATCCACCATCATCAGGATCGAGCAGGGCAAGCGGGATCTCCCTGTCGCACTCCTCTTTGAGCTTGCTCGCGTGCTCGACTTTGAACCCGGCGTCTTCATGGACGCCGCGCAGGCGCGATACCAGCGCTGAGCCCCACCCGCGCGCACGACGCTCTGCCCACTCCGCTACTTCAGTGCACTCCATTGTGCGGGCCGATCCACCAGAGATCGAGCCGTGTCCGAGAGGCTTCCATGTTTCGTACATGCGTACGAATGTAGAGCATGCCACCCACGTTCTTCAGGGGGTGGCGAGAATCCCATCGGTGTAATTCTTGCCACTTGCCCTCATCACCCCCAGGCGGGCAGGCGCCGCGACTAGGTTGCTGTGTACAGCATGTGAACCCACCAACCAAGGAGCCCGAATGACCCACACCATGCGCCGCAAGGCGCTCGTCCCCGTCGCCCTGCTTGCGTCACTCTGCCTCGCCGGCGCGCTGACCGCGTGCGATCCCCAGACATCAGGATCGTCATCATCAGCCTCCAAGACTCCGAAAGCGGCGAAGACGCCGACGACCACGAAGACGCCCACTGCGTCCGCCACGCCCACACCCGTCGAGGCAACGACCACTGGACTCACCATGACCGGCGCGAAATCCGGCTGTGGCACCTATGCGAAGGACGCCCTGGGCAAGCAGTATCCGTCACTGAAGATCAAGGTCCACTCAATCGTCGATTCAGTTGCCACATTGAACAAGACTGACGATCTGTGGAACGTCAACATCGGCGCCGACGTCGGCTCCGCCAAGTACACGGTCCACTGCGACGTGACCGGCACCGACCAGGCACCCGTCGTCAGCAACTTCCAGGCGTGGTGACGGACGTGCTCTAAGGCGCAAAAGAGCCGCCCTCCAGACCGCGATTGGTCCGGTGGGCGGCTTTTGCATGCTCAGCTCTCGAGCTCCAGCCCGAGGCGGTCCTGCACCTTCATGAGGGCGGCGCGTGCTGCTTCGAGGTCGGTGTGGGCGTAGTGCTCGGTCGCCGCGAAGCTTGCATGCCCGACGATCGCGATGACCACTGATTCCGGGACCCCGGCAGCAAGCAGCAGCGACACGGTGGAGTGTCGTGCTTCGTGGAGGACGTAGAGGTTTCCATCCTCCTTGTGGACCCCGGCGACGCGCTGGAGTCCACGCCATGCCCGCAGGTCATGGACCCGCGTGGGCGGTGCCCCGGTGGGCAGTGGCCACACGAGCCCGAAGGAGCTGTCGCCCTGGATGTCGCGCCAGCGAGTGAGAGCCTGGCCCATCCAGGGGACGATCGGGACGCGGCGCACCCCTGATCGTGATTTCGGAGCCACGAGGCAGTGGCTGCCTTCCAGTCGAGTGACTTTGTAGCCGGGCGGCAGCGCCGCGTCGGGCTTGATGCGCTGGAGTTGGCGGTCGATGGTGATCGTCCCTCTGGCGAGATCGACGCGATCCCATGTCAGGCCTCGGGCCTCTCCTGACCGCAGTCCCTGCATCAGTGCCGCAGCCCACCTGGAGGGGTCCGTGTTCCTGGCTGCAGTCCATTCCAGCCGCTCCATCTTGAGCTGTTCACGCTTCTGCGCTTCACCCGGCGCGAGCTTCGAGATGGACCCATAGGGCAGGTCGGGAAGGCTGGGGAGCTCCGGCCAGGTGTCGCGTGCGTTTGCGGTTGACAGCAGGTTGGCCGCCTGAATGGCGCTCAGGGCGATCCTGTTGGATGCGCCGATGCCCGGGATCCGCGCCAACATGACGGAGTCGGGGATGCGGTAGCCGCTTGCGCGGGCAGCCTTCAGGATGCGCCGCAGGAGCAGCCCGGCATAGTGAGACGTTGTCGCCGACAGTCCCCCGTCTCGGCAGACCCGTTGCAGCTTCGAGGCGTCGCGCGCCGTCAGCTCGGACAGGCGTCGGGCGCCGACGGCCGGGACGATCCAGTTGCGCACCATGGACTCGTCAGTGACGAAGGTCGTCGGTCTGGCAATCGATCGATATTCGTCCAGCCATGATGCCGTCCAACTCTTGACAGTCTCCCGAGGGTTCACATTCACCTGCTGGGTGTCTGACCAGATCTCCCGCTTCAGGTCGCGCAGCTTCCGCTTGCATTCGGCCTGGGTGCGGCCGTACACCCATCGGCGCCGACGGTTCCCGTTCGCCTGCCAGCCGTCATAGGCCGAGGCCGCCCAGCGTCCGTCGGAACGCTGGGTTGGCTGGGTTCCGTCCCCGTAGCTTGCGCGTGACAATGCGACCATCCTCCTGGGGCGATCTGACAACCAATCTGACAACCAATCTGGTGCTATCACCCAGCTATCAGGGTAAGACACAAGAGGCCGTTTTACGCCTGAAATCGCCATTTTGGCGGTCCCCAGACTAGCACGATGCCCGTTTCCCAAGCTAGACACGCGGGTTCGATTCCCGTCGCCCGCTCCATCTGTTTCAGGCGTAGATCAGCCGGTACCACCTCCTCACTCCCCGTCGACGGGTCAGGTTTGACAACCAATTGACAACCAATTGATTCAGTGCGCCCTCCAGGGCTTCTGGGCCCAGGTGTCCGAGGCGGCACGGCGGCCAGCTGAAATCTCTTTGAAGAAAGGTGGCCCACTGGCTTGACATGTTCCAACACTGTGACTACGGTGGTATCACAAGGACAAAACAAAAGAGGCCCCACCGGGGAGCAACCCGATGGAGCCCAGACCCTGAAGGGACCAGGATCATGACCGATTCTACCGACACCACCTTCTCCACCCGCGAAGAGGCCATCGCCTCCATCATCGACGCAATCGAGGCCGGAGGCGCAGTCACCGACGCCCGCAGCGAGTATGACCTCGACGCCATTGCCGATGAGCTGGTCACGCTCCACAGCGAGGAGACCTCCGAGGGTGCGACAATCGCCTCCAGCGTGTACTTCGCCATCGACGCCGACGAGGACGCCTTCTGGGCCGCGGTCGCCGACCACGAGCTGGTCGGCATCACCGCACAGTTCACCAGCATCAACACCCCCACAGTGATCGACGGACGCAAGACGACGACCGACACCATCACCATCGAGCGCGACGGGGTCGAGCTCGACGCTATCGATGTCGAGTCCAGCGAGGACGGGGCCACCTACAACGACGCGGTCCGCTCGATCATCGGCGACCAGCCCTTCACCTGGATCCGCTGACCACACCAACCACCGGGGAGGGGCTTCGGCCCCTCCCCCTTCCACTTACCCCTTCAAGGAGGATCCTCATGGCCAGCACAATCACCTGGCGGCCCACCGACGACATGGCCGCATGGATGGCCCGACGCGGAGCCGATGTGTCCGCGCCCCCGAGCCTGTCGGCACGCACCCGCACCGAGATGGACCTGTGGCGCGAAGCCCAGCGCATCGACCTGGCCCGCACCGGCTGGACGCTGGTCGAGCTGGGCATCATCGCCGACGCGATGCAGGCAGGCATGACCTCCGACACGGTCTCCCAGCTTCCCGGCGGAGACATCACCATTGCGCTGCAAGACTTCACGCCCGACGGCGCCGATAGCGCCGACCTCCTGTCGGCTCGCGACAAGGCCTCGCAGCTGTCGGCCTGCGCCACGATCGCCATGGAACACGCGCTGACCCAGTGGTGGGATCTGGGCCTCGACCACACCGCCGAGGCGTGGCGGAGCCTGGGCATTCGAGTCGTCGCCTGACATGGCAGCCCCGGAGAGCTGGACGTGGACACCCCGCGGAGTGCCCGGGCTGCGGCGCCGCTTCGTGCGTGACTCCCGCCGCCTCGACGAGCGCCTGGAGCAACTGGCCGCCACCCACCCTGATGTGGTGGCTGACGCCATGGGCGACAAGGCACTGCCGCTGGCCGGCTTCGGCTGGAGTGCCGAGCGGCTCGGCAATGCGGCGCTGTTCTGGGTGAGCGGCGAGATGGCCGCACTCGCTCTGGACGCTGCCCTGGATGTGCCCGAGTGGAGTCCGGGCCAGCTGATCACCCCGACCGGGCTGGCCTGCTTCGCCACACCCCTGCCGGGGCCTTCCCCGCGCACCTTCGACCTGCCCGGCGGCCGCACCTGGCAGGGAAATCCTCCCGTGTGGGCCATCGCCTGGCTTCCCGCTCCCGGTGGGGGTACCATGATCCAGCTGCTGGGGCGTCTGGGCGACTATCCGCCCGGCTTCGCTGACGTGGACGGTCCCCTGGTCGAGATCCTGTCGATTCTCATCCGCCCCGAATCCGATCTGGACGCCACGCTGAGCCCCGAGGCCCGCATGTCAGCCTCCCTGCTCATGGCGATGAGCGTGCTCATGGACACCCCCACCGTCGCGGAGCGGCGCACGATCGACTCCCGCACCGGCAAGGCCCCGGGCACCGAGCACAGGCCCCGCACGCCACGCCCCGACCGTCACGTCACCCTGGTGGACCTGCGTCCGATCCGCACCGTGATAACCGATCGCGATGAGGGCACCGGGCACAAGCTCACCGTCCGATTCATGGTGCGTGGCCACTGGACGCATCAACCTCACGGCCCCCGCCAATCGCTGCGGAAGTTGATCTACATCGCCCCCTACCTCAAAGGCCCCGAAGGTGCGCCACTTCAGGCAGCCGAGAAAGTCATGGTCTGGCGTCGCTCACCGCACATCCCCCAAGACGCAAAAAGACCGCCCACCCCGACCGATTAAGGTCAGAGTGGGCGGCCTTGTGTCGCTCAAGGGGAGGTCAGGAGGAGGCGGGAAGCTCCGGGAGTCCGGCGGTGAAGTCGGCGTTGCCGATCGAGGTGATCAGCGACAGCACCACAGCCATGGCGGTGCCGGAGGCAACGACAGCCCACGGCACCTGTTCGATGAGCGCCGAGGTCCCCATCAGGCCGACAGCTGTCTGCGCTGCGGTCTTGAGGGCGCGCTCGCCTGCGCCCTTCCAGAATGCGAGAGTCCAGATCATTGCGTCTCCTTGTCAGTTGTTGGCGGCCATGGTGGCCAGATCGTCTGCCCAGACCTCGCCCCACCGGTCCGTGGAGTTGGGGCGCTCGGCGTGCTGGAAAGCGGCTACGGCGTCGGCGGTCGGTTGTTCGTAGATGCCGTCCGCCCAACTGTCAGGCACCGCGCCGGCATAGCCGTGGCGGATGAGCCACAGCTGGATCTGGCGGATCGCCGGTCGCTCACCCTCGTAGAAGCCGCCGTGCGAGTCCTCGCCGCCGCTGACGAGGCCGTAGAAGTGTCCTGTCGGAAGGGTCCAGCTCGGCAGATCGACGTGGATCCCGGCAGGGGCTGACGGGGCAGGTGCTTGTCCACTGCCCCCACCAAGGTTGTCGGCGACGCGCTGGCGGATCTCTGCGAGTCGCGGGTAGTAATCGCCCGGGCATTCGGTGGCGTAGAAGTCGCGGTGTCCCTTGAGCTGGAAGTCCGCCGTGAGGTTGTTTTGGCGCACCATGTCGGCCAGCCACTCGACGAGCGTGTCGATGGTGCCGTCGATGTTATTGGGATCACACTCGACGGTGATCGAGTTGTCGTTGGCCCAGTCGTTACCGTTCGCCCAGGAGCGATCCGGGTAGTCGACAATGCAGGCGACCCGGCCCGCCGTGGCGACGGCGTGGGCGGACACCTGGGAGGCGGGGTTGCACAGCCATGAAATGGTTCCTTCGAAGGTCTGGCCGGAGGGTGCGCCCCACCAATGCACCACACACAGCGATGCAGGGTTCGGGACGACCGGCCCTTCGTGATTAGGTGAGTTATAACTGGTGATGAATTCGTAAGACATGCTCTCCCCAACATTTTGAAATAGAAAGCTCCGCGATTGCGGAGGTTATGAATTGGTGCCGTCTTCGGGTGGTGGCGGATATCCGTCAGCATATTCGCTTGACCATTCATGATGTCGGCGGCAGTAATTGCGGGCGTGCCAGTAGGTTTCGGCCCACAGTCCGGCCTCGTTGAGTGAGTCAATCGCGTCATGTGCGGCCCGCATTCGGCGGCCGGATTTTCCGCTGCTCCAATCGACCACACCATGGATGAGGGTCGCGATCAGCCCGAAGAATCCCGCCCCGCCAAGAATCGTGATCCAGATTTGCAGATCATGCATTAGTCCCCCGCCCTCGCGTGCTCCCTGGGCGCGGGCGCCGGGGGTCTGCCGGCAGTGCGCGGATCCTGATCCATCGAGTGACCACGAGCAGCTCAAGCCCGACGGCTGAGGCCACGTCCCACGGGCCATCCGGTGGGGTCACAGCCATCACAATCGACAAGTGCACCGCGAAGGCTGCGGCCGTGGCCACAAGCCCAGCGCGCTCGATCCACCACTGCCCGGTCGGACAGCCCAGCACTCCGCAGATCCCGCCGGCGATGAGCAGGCCGCCCATGATGTCGCGGAGCCCGGTCGTTGAAATGTCTTGCACGGACCAAAAGCCGAGCATGATGAGCGCCGCATAGGCCATTGTCATCATGATTGTGACCGACTTCGGTTCCGCCAGCATGTCCCATATTCCGCGAAATATAGGCCTGCGTTTTGCCATCATCACGTCACCATCCGAATGCGATCCAGTTGACACGGATGTGGCTGGTGGCTGCGCTCGTCTTGACAGTGAATCCGGTGCGCTCCGGCGGGACTCCCGAAAGAGGTGAGACCGTGCCCGGGTAGGCATCTACATCGCCGGTCCAGCAGTGGACGAGCGCCGCATTCGTCGGAAAAGCGGGCGAAAAGTTGATGCGTGCAGTCCCAGAAGCGTCGGTGTCCAAGGTCGTCGTGCCCGTCTGAATGATCGGCACTCCTGAGAACCCAGGATTGTAGGCGCCGGCGATCTGCACCGTCGGGAGCGGCCCAATCTGCTCCCACTCGACTGTAAGCTTCCCCTCGCCTTTCAGCACCTGAGAGGCGACCCAGGTCTTGCCCGAGACGGTGTCCCGAAAGCGCGCCCCGACGATAGGTCCGTCCGCAACGTCGAAGGTCGTTGGCGGTGTCCCGCTGCCGGTCATCCACCAGCTGTTGCCAAGATTGGCGGCGATCTGGGCGCCCGTGGCGATCTTGGCCGACGCGGCCGCATCCGTGGCAGAAGCAGCCGCGGCTGTTTGCGCTGCTGATGCCGACGAAGCCGCCGAAGACGCCGCCGAGGCTGCCCCCGTCGCCGTGTCCAGAGCCTTGTCGGCGGTGCTGCTCGCCGCCTGCGACACGGTGACAGCGGTCTGGGCCGAATCGATCATCGTGCCGAGGGTCTGCCAGGCGTCCAGTCGCCAGCGCCGCCCGGACGCGTCCTCGACCCACACCGTGGGGCCGACCTCGGCACGGAAACGGAAGCGCCCCACATCGTCGGTGAGGACCCTTGACACGGGTTTCCATCCGTCGCCACGGTCCTGCTGGACCGCAACGGCCTTCCCGGCCACCTCGGCATCCCACACCCGCAGCTCGACGCCGGCCAGCACGTCGCCGGCAGAGTCGGTCACCACATCAGCCGGCGCATACCCGTAATCCCATGTCGCCATTACAGGATCCTTTGATAAGACAGCGTTACCTTCAGGGACCTCTCCCCGCCTGAGCGTTGCATAAAGTCGATCTGATAGGTGTCGCCCTTATTGAGAAAGGTCGTCCGCGAACCCGACCAGAGCCAGAACTTGCTCGCCGGGAAGATCCCACCGAACTTCCAGGTCCCGTTCACCAGAACATGTATCTCACGGATCGACCCATCGACATCCAAGCCGTTCTGGTCATTCATCGATGCATACAGCGCATAGATGCCCGACTCGGGAATCGCGAACTTCTGGACCGTGGCTAACTGGTCGGACTGGGTGGACACCACCGACACGGTCGCCACCTCATCCGAGTGCTGAATGATCGTCGCCCACTGGTCCAGCGTCGAGGACGTCTTGACCCAGATCGCCGACAACTCGACCGACACGACGACGGTTCCGGCGGGCGCCTGGATCGACGACGAGGACGCGCTGCCATATTTCGCGGTGCGGTCGGCGATCGAAGACGCATGCCCGATGAGGGAGGGGCGCATCGAGTCGAGCAGGGTGATGATCGTCGCCGGCACGTCCGGTGCGTCCGGACCAGTCGGGACGGTGAATTTGTCAGGGCCATAGACGGTTGCCATGGAGGGCTCCTTTTCAGGTTGTCAGAGGTTAGGTCGTCAAGGTCAGGCGAGGGCGCCGATCAGCACCCATTCGCCGCCAGATAGCCGCAGCAGCAGCGCCCGGTCTCCCGCTGAGGGCTTGTAGGAGTCGAGGCGGCGGACCTCGTGGGTGAGGGTGCCGCGCTGCACGCGCACGGACCGCCCATCACCGCCCACGCCGAGCACCTGGGCAAGCGCCACCTGCTCGGTGTCTTCCCCGATCAGCCCTTGCAGGGCAATGTCTGGTGCACTCATGCGATCGTCTCCCCCTTGGTCGTCGTTTCTGTCGTGATGAGTTCGGTGCCGGTCGTGCCGCGCGTCTGGCAGGTCATCGACGCCCCCACCAGGTCGCACGACACTGATTCGAGCACCACGGTGACCGGACCATCAGTGGTCTGCACCACACCCACATCCCCGGCGCGTTTGGCGGGGTCGAAGAGGGTCGTCAGGTCCATGGTGCGTTTGACGCCCAGGCGCGGTTGCAGCATTGCCTTCGCTGCCGCCTCCACCTGCGACAAGTCCGTGAAGAGGCTCGACGTGTAGAAGAGCGGGACTGTGCCGAAGCCGCCCCTGGAGACCGGAGTGTCCACGTTGGTCGGGGACCACGCATTGTGATCAGCCACCGTCACCGGACCCAACACCGGCACGCTCTTATCAGTGGACTCGCCACGCGCCACGACAGCATTGCGGATCGTCGAGCGGTCCTCGCTGGCCACCGCCGACAGCAGCGCACCGCCCTTGCCCGCCTCGATCGTCCACGCCGCCGTCCCGTCCAGCACCGGAGGCGGGGCCACATGCCACACGCCCCGTGCGTCGGTCGAGACCTGGGCGCCGAGCATCCGCGCCACCGACGTCTCCGACGAATTCGAGCCGTCGATGAAGGCCCACCGGTCACGCTCCACCACCGTCGCCGGAATGTTGCGGCCCGGATCGATCCCGCCGTCGAAGACGATCTCTGCGTCAGGGAGCACCTCCCGGATCAGGCCGCCGAGCACATCGATCGCGGCGCCAGATACCTCGCGGGGTTCGACCAGCCGCGAGTCCATCAGCTGCTGCTCCCAGCTCGAACCGCTCACCTGAACTGCCGCGACCTGCGCACCGGACGGCCCGGCGAGGGTGGTGTCTGAGGTGGTGTCAATCCGGAATTCGCCGAGCTGGATCGTCTCCTCCCAGCTGTCGGTGTGATGCATCGACACGAAGACGCGCGCCCGGCAGCCGAAGACGGTCAGGCCCTCGGCGTCGGCCTTGCGCAGGGTGCAGGACAGCTTCCACCGCACCTGCTGGCCGGTGGACTCGTCCACGGAGCAGGCGGTAGGCACCACGTCATGCCAGGCCTGGCCTCCGTCGGAGGACCAGGAGACCATCACCGACCAGCGTGCACCGGCCCCTACTGAGGAGGCCCATCGCTTGGATACTTCAATCATCAGAACCCCACTAGCTCGAGGAATGTCTTGGATGTGCGGGCGAGCTCGGTGAAGCTCCCCCGGGTGGCCGCCACACGCGCATAGCTGGTGCCGGGCGCCCAGGCGGGCAGGTCGGCGGTCGCCGGAGCGGTGATCGGCGTCAGCGTGCACGACACCGTCCACACCTCGCCCTGCTTGGTCGCCGACACGTCGCCGGGCAGCGCCCACATGGGCGGGAAGCCGATCGAGGTTTCGGGCCGGAAGTAGACCGGCCCCAGCGACAGGGCCTCCATGATCGCGTCACGCTCGGCGAGCGCTTTGGAGACGTCGGGGAATCCCGCGAGCCACGTCCATCCCTGTGCCGCGTCGGTGGGGATGTCCCAGCCGCCCGCCTGCAGCCTCGATGAGGGCACCGCAGACAGCTTCTGGCGTGCCGACCTGCCCAGCGTCGGGGTGTCGGCGACGGTCCGCAGCATCAGCCCCTTGCCCGGGTCTGCCAGTGGGGTCACCATGCCCCATTCGAAGGGCAGGCCGCCGGTGTGGACGGCCACCTGGGTGATCACCGCCCCACCCGCGTGCGCCTCGTAGACGACGTCAGCATCCAGGGGTGCAGACAGGTCGTAGGCGATGCCCGATCCTCCCGGCGTAACCATGGGGTCGCCGGTGTGGATCACCTCGCCATCACGGGTGAGGGTGACGCTCCACGCCCCCAGGTCGGTGCCGCGCAGTCGCACTCCGCACCGGTCAGGGTCCAGCACCGCCACCAGCCGCCCATCGGCGGACTGGAAGCGTTGCGGATCCTCAGGCCAGTCGCGGCGCGTCGCAATGATCGCCATTTCACCACCTCGATCCGTGTGCAGCAGCGCCCGCCATGGAGATGCGGCCGTCGATGACCTGACCCATCTGATGCCCGTCCACGATCAGCGCCACCCTCAGCTGCTGCAGTCGGGAAATCGTCCGGTCAGCGATCCGATCCTCCAGACCGTCCATCTGGGAGCGGTTGTAGACCGACTCGCCGCCGCCGAAATCGACCAGCTCGGGGCCGTTCTCCCCCACCCATGCCGTGCCGGCAGCTGCGTTCAGGGTGCCTCCGGCATAGCCGACATATCCGCCGCCACCCGCCAGCGAGGCAATCCCCGGGATATTGAACGGCCCGCCGTAGCGGGCGTTCACGTATTTCCACCAGGCGAGGATCTGATCGACCGCACCCATCCAGTTGTCGAATCCGGGCCACTTGTAGGCCTCGAAGGTGGGCTGGATGAACTGCATCAAACCGGCCGACGGCGTTCCCGCGGCAGCGTTTGAATCCCAGTTGTTCATGATGTTCGGGTTGAAGCCGGACTCATGCTGGGCGACCGTCGCAGCGATCTGCTTGTAGGGGGCCATCTCGGGATTGATGGCGACGGCGGCATTCCACCAGCCGTCGAACGCTTCCGATCCGGAACCGCCGCCGCCGAATATGGAGGCCATGTGTTCCTTGACCCAGGCGCCGATGTCGTCGGCGATCTTGCCGGGGATCTTCGCGGCGATCTGGGCGAACGGTGAGCTGCCCACATCATCGATCAGGTCCCGGACCCGGCCCATGAGCCACTCGATCGGTGACTTGATGAAATTGCCGATTGCCGCAGCGGCGTTGCCGATCCCGCCAATGATGTTGCCGATGATCCCGCCATCGGCCATGGGTAGGGCACCGAGCATCTGCCCGGTCTTGGCCCAGATCCCCAGCGAGCGTGTCCGCTTGGCCGGATCCAACGGGATATAGGCTTCCGGCCCTGCTTCGGCCCACAGGATCGGCGACGACGCGAAGCCGGCCTCACGCCCTGCGAACCCGCCGTTGGCGAACTCGACGTGAGGCTCCTTGACCTCGTCGGCACCGAACTTGGTCGCAACCCAATTGTAGGCCCGCACCAACCCGGCAGCCACCGTGTTCACGACGAACTCCACCGGCTTCTTTGCGAGATCCTTCAGCGCATCCCAGGCGCGACCAACGCCATCCTTCAGCGTCTCGAAGGCCCGCACCACGGAGTCACGTACCGCCTCGAACTTCGGCACCACCGTGGACTGGAACCACTCGACAACCGGGGCGACAATGCGGTCCTTGATCCAGTTCCAGGCATCGGAAATACGGTCGCGCACCCAACCGAAAGCGGTAGCAATGGCGCCCACGACGCCCGAAATGAGCGGGACCACCGTGTTCATAAGCCAATTCACCACAGCCCCGACCACCGACAAAATTGTCGACACGACCGTGATCACAACCTGGATGATCGTGGTGATCACCGGAATCAGTGCCGTGATCAGGGTGGAGATCAGCGGCGCCAGCCACTGCAGCACCTGCGCCACCACCTGGATGATCATGACGATCACCGGCAGCAGCGCCGAGATGAGTGCCGAGATCGCCGGCAGGATCGCCGAGATCAACGGGATCACCGCCTGGATGATCGCCAGCACCAGCTGGGTCACGACCTGGATCACCGGCACCAGCGCGCTGATTAGCATGGTGATAATCGGGGTGATCACCTGGAGCAGCGTGACGATCACCGGAACGAGCTGACTAATCAGCATCCCGACGATCGGCACGATCGCCACAAGGATTCCCGCGACAACCGGAACAAGCTGCACCAGCAGCTGACCCACCAAAGGGGCCAGCTGGGCGAACAGCTGCGCGACCACCCCCACCAGGGTGCCCACCAGCGGGGCAATCTGCGTCAGAGCCTGACCCAGCGACCCGATCAGCACCCCCACCAGCTGGCCTATCAGCGGAGCTATCTGGGTCAGAGCCTGACCCAGCGACCCGATCAGCACCCCGGCGACCTGCCCGAAGGCCTGCGCCAACGTCGGCAACACCTGAGCAGCCGCAGCCAGCAACTGACCCATGACCGGAGCCAGGGCCGCAGCCAGCTGGGAAAGGACCGCCCCGAACTGCTGACCAAGCATCGGCAGCAGCGGCGCCAACGCGGCACCGACCTGCTGGAAGGACGACGACAGCGCCTGACCAACAGGACCGAACGCCGCACCGATTTCTCCCGCCGAAGCCGACAGTTGCGTGAACAGCGGCTGCAACGCGGTGAGCATCGGCGCCACGACACTCATCAGCCCGGAGAAGACACTCGCCAGAACCGACCCGATCGACCCGAAGACCGACGCCAGGACAGGACCGATCGCCGAGAAGACAGATCCGATGGTGCCGGCCAGCTGCGACAGAACGGGGCCGATAGCCGAGAACACCGACGACAGCGTCGAGACGATCGACGACAGCACCGGCCCGACAGCACCAGCAACCTGCTGGAACAGCCCCGACAGCGTCCCCATCAGGGAGGAAAACACCGGCGCCAGCGAGCCGAGAATCCCCTGCACGCCATTGCGGAACGTCTCAGAGGACTGGTAGGCAATCGAGAACGCCCCCACCAGCGCCGAGACAGCCATGAGGATGACACCGAACGGGTTCGTCTTGAACGCCGCCCCCATCGTTGACAGCTTGCCCTTCAGGACCGTTGTCGCGAGCCCGAGCTTCGTCGTTGCCAACCGGGCAAGGTCCTGCGCTCCCGTGTACACCTTCCAGCTCGCTGCCGCCGCAACCACCGCACCCGCAAGGATGGAGATCGCCACATGGTTGCGGTCGATGAAGCCAGCAAACGACTGCAGGATGCCACCGGCAGCCGACAGCGCACCCCCCAGCAAGGGCAGGACCACATTGGCGGTGTCCGCCGCACGGTCCACGAACGGGGCCAGAACGTCACCGACGGCACCAAGCACGGACCTGAAGCCGGCAAACACCGCGACTATGCCCGTCATCACGCCGGACAATTGCGAACCGACGACTCCGACCAGCGTGCCCAGGGCCTGACGCAGCGACGATGAAGCCGCCACGATCTCGACCAGCACGCCGGCAGCCAATCCCACCGGCCCAGTGATCCCTGTGAAGGCCTGCCCGATGACCGGGATCCCGCCAAGCAAGGAGCCAAGCTGTCCCGACAGCGCTCCGATGATCGGCATGAGCCCGATGAGCGGACCAGCCAGTCCGGACAGGTCGATCTTGCCGATCCCGTCCAGCTTGGACGAGAGGGCACCGATCGCCGAGGCCGCCGACTGGGATGCCTGGGCGATCTTGGAGCCCAGCATGTCGAAGACCGGTTTCAGCGCGGTGGTCACCTTGTCGATGACCGGGATCAGTGCGTTGAAGACATTGCGCAGCCCGTCCAGGGCAGGCTTGGCGGCAGCCTCACCCAGCCGGGACAGGGCGGCGCGGACGTTTGCCATGGCACCGGTGAAGGTCTCGCCGCCAGCCAGTGCCGCACCACCAAGACCCTTCTGCATGGCGGCGGAGAAAGTGGCGAAGTCGATCTGCCCCTTGGACACCATGTCCGACACGTCGGCGGTGGTGACGCCGAGCTGGTCGGAAAGGAATTGGAGCACCGGCACGCCGGAGCTCATGAGCTGCAGCATGTCGTCGCCCTGCAGCTTTCCGCGGGCGGCGACAGAGCCGAAGATCGCACCGATGTCGGTGAGCGAGCGCCCCGAGATCTGGGCGGTGTCGGCGACCGTCTTCAGTACGCCGGTCATCTGCTCGCCCGACTTGACGCCGGCAGCCGACATCGACGCGGCAACCGTCGCGGCATCGCCCAGACCGAAGGCGGTGCCCTTCACCGAGGCGAGGGCGTCGTTCATGATCTCGGTGATCGATCCGGCGTCGTGGCCGAGGCCCTTCAGCTTGGCCTGCGCCTGCTCGATCGACAGGGCACGGTCGATGCCGCCCTTGAGCGCCAGTCCGCCCACGGCCGCGCCGATCGTGGCGATCGCGGTGGTACCGACCTTGGCGGCCGACTTGAAGGCCCCGCCCACTGCCGAGCCGACTTCGCGATTCACCGTCGAGGCGAAGCCCCTGAAGGACGGGGACACCTGCACCCAGGCGGTACCGAGATCTAGAGCCATGGGAACCTCCCGGGACGGTGCACTGTTCAGTTGTTGCGTTCTGCGTGGCGTTGCATGAAGCGGGCAAGACGGCGCTCTTCGCGGCGGCGCAGGTCGTCCTGCTTGTCGCGCCATCCCGGCGCAGGCGGCTCCGGCCGAGGCAGTTCCCTACCAGCGTTCTGACTGGCGAGTCGCCAGCCCTCTTCACGGACGGCGCGCTCGACCATGCCCCACGCCATGGGACCGCCGAGCATCCGCCAGATCCGTGATCCGGGTGGCAGTTGTGTCAGCAGCACCCAGCAGCGCGCCGGGCTCAGCCGACCACGCCACAGGTCCCGCAGGTCGATGCCGTAGGTCTGCTGAAAGTCCCCCTCCAGCTCCTCCCAATGTGTGGCGAGAAGCTGGAAGAGGCTCATCAGTTTGGGTTGACCGCGTCCATGATCTTCTTGACGGTCTCGGTGACCTTAGACACCGGCACACGCCCCGACTCGTCGCGCAGCTGGTCAAGCACTTCGCGGTGGCGGTTGCCGACCAGGCGACGGAACAGCGTCATGCTTGCCCTGGCCCGATCCTCGTCGGTGGCGTCGGGATCGTTGGCCATCAGGATCGCCTCCTGGAATTCCCAGTCGTCTTCGAAGACGGCGGCGGGCACGGTCAACTCGATATCGCCGATCTGCACGGTCGTGTCGGCGATCGTTCCGGTGTCCTTCGCGGACTGGGTCTCGCGGCGCGCCTTCTCGGCGGCACTGATCTTCTTGGCCTCAGCCATGATGGTTTCCTCTCGCAGAAAAATTGACCTCTCGCGGGTGTGGCAAGGCTCCGCCCCGGCGCGAGAGGACGACCGGGGCGGAGGGTTTGAGGGTTGGTCAGGCGGCGGTGTTGATGGTCAGCGACAGCGCTTCGGAAGTCTTGCCGTCGATCGAGGCGGTGATGTCGGCCTTGCCTGCCGAGACTCCGGTGACCACGCCGCCATCGATGGTGGCCTTCGACTTGTCCGAGGACATCCAGGTGAGGCCCACGGCATCGGTCTGCTTGACCGCCTTCGTCCCGTCGCTGTAGGAGATCTCAGCGGCGAGGGACACCTTCTCCCCCACCTTCAGCGACGACGGGAGGCCCACGGTCGCACCGTCGATTGTGGTGATCTTCACACCGGTCACCGTCTTGGCGGGTGCTCCGCCAGACTTCATCGCTGCCGCGTTGGTGAAGACGAAGAACTTCTCCAGCACGCCGAGGCTGTACTTGTAGGCGCTAGCCTCACCGACCTTGAAGGGGATGTCATCGCGCTCGCCCAGGGTGAGCGAGGGGAAGACGTAGCGCCAATGGATGCCGCTGTGCTGGGTGTCGAAGGTGTCCCAGATCGCGCACAGGTTGAGGACCTTGCGGGAGCTGGCTGCGGTGATCTTGGTGACCCCGTTGATGTCCTCAGCGTCTGCGTCGAGGTTCCACAGGAAGGTCTGCAGCTGAGACTCCATGAGGGTCGCCTCGAGGGTGGTATCCGACGAGTCCATGAACTGAAGCACATTCGCGTGGCCCTGGTGGCCCTGGATGGCCTTGACCGAGTCCTTCATACCGAGGGTCACACCGTCATCGGTGAGCCAGCCGGTGTCGATCATCTCCTTCGGGATCGCGGTTTCAAGGGAGATCGTGCTCAAGTCCAGACCCGACGGGCCCAGATAAAGCACATCGTCATCGGACCCAAAGACGTGCACGTTGACGGAATTGACAGCCATGAATGACTCCTAAGAGATAAGGGTGGTGAGTTGGTAGGTCGCGCTGTAGCGGGCCTGATCGGTCTGCGGGTCGGGATCGTCCGACGGGGTGTTGCCGGTGACCTTGGAGACCGGCAACGGCGAGACCGGCAGCCCATTCATGGCCTCGTCCACCTGCATCGCGAGATCACGGGCGGTCGCCGCCGATCCGGCGTAGGAGCTGATCGTCAGCTGGATGCCCTGGAAGACCCGGCCATAGCGGCCCGCTCCGCCGGTCGAGATGATCCGAACGAACTTGGACGGTGCCGTCTCCCCTTCGGGGCGGGTGGAGACGACCGGCACGCCGAGGAGCTCAGCCAGATGGTGGGCGACGAGCGTGTGGAGGTCGGGCGGCTTCACACGCCGCTCGATCCGATGACCCGCTCGATAACGTGGCCCTGGGCCTGCCGCATGCGGCCCTTCGTGGAGGCCGTCGCGAGATAACCGCGGGTGCGGTCGCCGTTGTTGGAGACCATCGTCGAGAACCCGTCGCCTGCCTTGGTCCCCATCGAGGCGGTGATGCCGGCGATCAGGTGCGCGTCGCAGTCGCGCTGCGCCCACTCGGTGAAGGCCTTCGTATTGGGTTCGAAACGGAAATTAGCCACGATTCTTTGCCTCCTGGGCCTTGAGCTTGAGCACGACGCCCTGCGGCCATCGCGCAGGATTTCCTTCAGGGGTCCAGACCCGGCCGGCTACCCGGACCTTGTCGGTGGCCACCACATCGATCACTTCTGATCCGCGCCAGTAGAGGGTCGGCTCATCCACGACCGCCGCCACGCCGGGGGCCACGAGGATCTGCGACCCACCCGGAGCGAACAGCGCATCAGGGAGAGGATCCTTGGTGATCACTCCGGAGCCGGCAATCGGATCACCGTCACGGTCAATCTCGGGCGGACCCTCGCGGAGACGTTCCACGGGTGTCAGCCATGAGCGCTTCACGTCAGCCCCAGAAGGCTCGTCTCGAATGCGCCGGCGACCCCGCCGAGCGCGGCCTTCTCGGCCTTGGTCAAGAAGAGATCCCCGGCCGGTGACGACCAGGTGCGCTGAGTGGTGAAGGGTCCGGACACGTCCATGAGCGAGGTGGCTCCGACATCCTCATCGTCTGCGGCCATCGCCCGGCGCACGACAGAGCACGTCACACGCCGCAGGGTGGCCGGTGAGGCCTGTTCCCAGCGCGGGCAGGTATCAACGATCAACCCGCTCGCATCGTCCAGAAGGGCCTCGGCGCGGGTGTGCTCGTCCTTAGACAAAGAACGCCACCGGCTCTCCAGATCGGAGACGGTGGCGAACGGCAGTTCCGGATCAGGTGCGACCATGGCTGACCCCCTGCTTACGCCGCGACCGCGTGGGCGGCTTGCGGCTGGTTGTGGGGACCCGCACGCCGAGAGGCTCGAGGCGACGCAGCCTCTCGGCGAGATGCGGGTCCACATCGGCCTGACCGTCAACGAACTGGATGCCCAGGTCGAGAACAGTCAGGTTCGGGATGGTCGAGGTGACTTTCATCAGGCAACCTCAAACCGATCCGTGATTACTTGGCGGGGGTTGCGGGTGCGACAGTGAGCTTGCCGTGCTTGCGCTGGTTCCCGTACTGCAGCCCGACCTCGCCGTAAATCTGCACCTTGTCGGCTGCACCGGTCTTGGCGAGCGGCTCGGCGAAGAAGTGGCCCTTGCCGGGGATGTCGAGGAAGGCCGGCTTCAGGTCCTCCAGCGACGCGACCACGAGGATGTCGCTCGGCATGAAGCGGTCGAGCATGATGTTCGCCTTGCCGAAGTCGGTTTCGAAGGTCTGCAGGTTCACACCGCCAACGTTGCGGGATTCTTCCTGGTACTTGACGTCGGTGATGAACAGGCGCGTCAGGGTCCGCTTCAGGGCGGCACCGACAATGACGGTGCGGGTCTCGGCTTCCTGGATGCCGCCGTTCTCCCACACCTTCTGGAACAGGTCGAGGATCTCCTCCACGGTGAGTTCCTTTGCGGTGTGGGTCGAGGCGGCCACGTTCGTGGTGGTCGCCTCCAGCAGGCCACGCGTGCGGCGCGGCTTGGCGTTGTCGGTGGGCAGCTGGTAGGTGCCCGCGATGAAGGACTTCTCGACATCGCGGGCGACCTGCTTGAGCTGCTGGTCGATCTGCCAGGTGAGCTCGTCAGTGGGCAGCACGGAGCCCGCCAGCTGGACCGTGGCAGCACCACTGGTGGCACGCTCACGGTTCGCGGCCTGCTTGGTGTAGCTGACCTCCACAGACTCCTGGTGGATCTCAACCACATTGGAAGCGGAGTAGCGGGTGCGCTCCTCACCATCGGGAGCGTTGGCTCCCTCGAGGCGCTGGCGCGAACCGTCGGCGTCGCGCAGGTCATAGCCCTGCCATTCGAACTGGCGGGCGCCGACCGACTCGCCGCCGGTCAGTCCCCCGATCGCCGACAGCAGCGGGGTGTCTTCGGGAGATGCCGCAAAAAGCTCCCCCACATAGTTCGGAAGGTTGTAGGTGGTGCCCTGTCCGGTAATGCCCGGCATAGTTGTGCCTTTCTGATCAGGACGTCCGACGCAGTGCGTCGAGCTTCATCAATTTGAGTTGCTTCGCGGTTGCCAGATCGCCGTTCTTCTCGGCGGCCGCGATGAGTTCATCGACCGTCCGGTTCGGCTGCACGGGCTGTCCGGTCACCCCGGACGGCGAAGGGGAAGGGGTGTCCACCGCAGGGGCGGCTGGCTTTTCGGACTGCTTGTCGCGCCAGGCGTTCAGGGCCTGCGCGTAGGCATCCAGATCGTCGCCGGGGCCAGCGAGCAGATCGACCGGGACGCCCGTCGCGGACGCCACCTCCAGCCGTGCCTTCTCGCCCCTCAGCGTCTCCAGCTCGGACTGGGTGCGCTTGAGTTCGTCGGCCTGCTTCTGGGCCTCGGTCTTGCCCGCGTCCTCGAGCTGGTGCACACGGGCCTCCAACTCACTGGCGCGCTTGTCGGCGCTGCGGCGAGCCTCGCGCTCGCGATCCAACGCAACCTTGCCCGCCTCGCCGAGAGGCTTCTCCGACGTCGCGTCGGCCGGCTTCGGCTCAGTGGTGGGATTGGCTGCCGGATCCTTCGGATCGATCGCGGGCGTGGGGGCGGCTCCAGCAGGAGTCTCGACCGCCTCGATGAGACGGACCCACGGCATGAGCTTCTTGTGCATAGCAGTTTCCCCTTCCAGGGATTAGTTCGGCGGCATCGCGCCACCAGGTCGACGCCCCACCCTCGCGGTGGAACGGAATTGGATGCCCGGATGCGGGCATGACAAAGCCCCGCCCACCCGAAGGTGGAACGGGGCTTGCTACAGATTGGGTTTGACTACGCGTTGACGTGCTCCCCACGGCTCCTGAGAAGCCGTTCACGGTTCTCCAGTAGCCATTCCAGGCGGCCTGCTCATCGCCGACGGCGTAGTCATCCGTTCACCGACTGTCTAATCACTGGTCGCCGGACCCTGTCCTTCACTCATGTTGACGACCCCGTCGGTCAGCGCTTCGGGATGGCGTCGGCGCATGTCGGCGAGGATTGCCTTCGTGTCGAAGCTCGACCCCACCGCATCGACCGATTCGGCATACTGCTCGAACATCTTGTCAGGGTCGTAGCCGGCGAAATGGATGTTGCCGCGTTTCCACTCAGGCACGATCTGGCAGTCGCACTTGCGATGCCAGGGTCGTGTGATCCCGGCAGTCTTCGCGGTGTAGTACACCCACCCCCTGGAGGCGAGCATGGTGCAGAACGCGCACGTGACCGCGCCCCGAGGAACTCGTGCAAACCTTGGACGCTTCGGGTCGTGAGCGATGTTGCGTGCGACAGTCGCCCGCGCCATGTAGAAGATCTGACGCCTGATCGCATCGGCCAGGCTCCCTCGCACCGCCTCGGTGTCCCAGGCGCCGCTGGTCCCCAGAGCCTCAGCCACATCTGCCTCGATGATGTCGTCGGACACAGGGTCCGCGAGTTCGGCCTGGAAGTTCTTCTTGTCGGCGGGCCGTAGTTCCTCATACCAACGGGCAGCGGCTTCGGCGGCCAACTCTCCGTAGGAGGCGATGAGCTGGGGGACGAATAAGTCCATGGCTGCGCGAACGGCTTTCGGGTCTGACTTGGCAAGCCGCGCCCAAAACTTGTTCAGGTCGTTGATTGCGCGCCGCTGGATCGCGTCATTGGCCTCGTGGAAATGGTTCAGGTCATCACGATCGGTCACCAGGGGCCCCTTCGAGGTCCGGCAGCGGAGTGCTTGCAGCTGGCTCCTTCGGACTTGCGGACTGAGAGGGCTCCGCGCCAGGCGTTGACGACGTGGCTGGTTTGGCCAGCAACGAAGTCAGGCCGTCCGCAGCCTGGGCTCGGCGCATCTGGGTACGAATCCGCACGATGTCAGCCGCCGAATAGCCGAGCTGTTCGAAGGCGACGTCGGTGGAGGCGAGTCCCGGGATCGCCGAAATCTGCTTGACCATCGCGTCGGACTGGGACACGATCGACGGCATCGCCGGGTTGCGCCACTTGGCGGCGACCCCGCCGAGCTCGTCGGGCATCTCGGTCAGGCCGTCGCGCATCATCACCGCGTCTTGGAAGACCCGGGATAGCGCGTAGCCGGTGATCCGGTTGGCGTTGGTGGCCTCGATGACCAGGTCTTCTTTCGCCGCGTAGATGGCGTCAGCCGAGGAGGGGTTGTCTTGGACGACCCCCAATGCAGACAGCGGCATGGATGTGGCTGAGGCGAATTCCTCGGCCAGCTCGCGCAGCTGCGCGATGAACGGTTCCATCGACTGCTGGGGGATCGTCTCGACCGATGCGGTCTCGCCATCCTCGTCGCGAGTCAGGCCGCGCACCGTGCCGAGCTTCCATGTCCACTTCTGGATCTCTGCCCACTGCTCCGGGGTGATTCCGTTGAGGAGCAGGCCGGGTGCGGTGAACAGCTCTGAGGAGATGTCCATGCGCAGGGCCGCGCGCATGGCGCGGTCCACGATGGTCATCACCTGGCGCGAGATCCGCGAGCGCCCGAAGGGGCGGTCAAGGGTTGGGCGGAACGGGACCGGCTCCATCGGGACGCGGTTCAGCCCGTGCTCGGCGCGATCTTCGATCATCCATCCCAGCCGGGACCCCACGCAGGTGATGGTGGCGGTGCGGGTGAAGAGCGAGAGGCTGGTGGGGCGGCCCAGGTAGTCGATGTCGCCGATGGTCAGTCCCGCCTTGATTGAGCGGGTGCGCCGGTCCCACAGGGCTGAGGCCCATTCGGCGGAGAACGGCATGATCACCACTGGCGGCTCACCTATGGACACGTTGCCCGCCGATACGGTCAGGAAGGCCACGGAGTTCGCCATGGCCGAGGTGATCGTTTCATTGATCTCGACGTCGAAGCGGTTGGCCGACAGGAGATCGTCAAGCCCGAATGGGTTCTCGTCGCCTGTGGGAGTGACGACGCCATCCCACATGCACAGGTTCGATAGCCCGAAGACGGCCTTCTCGGGCCAGCCGACCACGATCTGGAGACTGTCGGCGATCTCGTCGGGCACGGCGATGTTCAGGTTCTTGATCTGCTGCTTGCCGTCAAGGTACAGGCCGCGCAGCACGTTGCGGGGCTTCTTGCGTGCCCACAGGGCCACCAGCTCGTCCAGGAGCTCCTGCTCGTCTGCTCCGAGTCCGACCACGGACGGGGACGAGAAGAAGGACGGCGACGCATAGGGGTTGATGAGGAGGCTCATGCCAGTGCCACCGCCTTCCTGCCGGGATGTCGTTTCGTGGTGAGTGCTGCCCAGTGGGCAAGCGTGATGGCGTCGAGGAGGGCGACGGTGTCGCCTTCGGGGGCCTGCCAGCCGAAGCCGCCGGCGGCCCCGATCTTTCGCTTCGTGGCGATGCGGACCTGCCGGTCCAGCTCCGGGTCGGCCAGGTGCGACAGTCCGCCGGTCTTGATGGCCTCCAGAGTCAGGCTGTGGGCGGTGATCACGTCGGCGACGCTCGGGGTGAGGATTACCTTCGCGGCCACGCCACCACGGCGCAGCGCATCAACCAGGGCACCGGCGCCGGACTTGCCGTCGATGACGATCTGGGCCGCGTCGCGCCACAGGGGCGTCAGGTAGTCGGCGAGCCATTCGATGCCGTCGGATGCCGAGCGCTGCTCGATTCCTTCGACATAGATCGGCCCGTCCTTGGGTTTCAGGGCGGCTGCCAGGGCGACGGCTGATCCGTCGATCGCGAATTTCACTCCGAAGGACTGGATGGAGTCGGCGGGTGGTTCCTTGACGGTCAGGACGCGCCACCCTTCGGCTGGGATCGCGCGGGCCGATGCCTTCTCATCCCAGATGCCCAAGCCCTCGCGCTTGAACGACTCCGGCCCGAGCATCTTCATCATCCGCAGAATGGAGGTCTCCGACGTGCGGTGAGGAAAGGATGGGTTTGCCTTACGCCACTGGGCGCGGCTGGTCGGGTCGGCGTGCTCGTCCGCTCCGAATTCGATCCAGGCGGCGTCCGGGGCGTCGCCCGCCAGAGCTTCGGCGCGGCGGTTCGCGAACGCCTCCGACGGGTCCGGGGGACGCGGCGGGGTGCCCATGAAGATGATCAGCGGATTGGTGCTCACATTCGCCGCGGGAACCATGTCGGAGAGGGCCTGCTCGGACAGGATCTGCGCCTCGTCAAAGATCTCGATGTCCACGTCGTCGAAGCCACGCCCGAAGCCCTGCTCGCGGGCACCGAAGATGATGCGCGACCCGTTGCGGAAGATGATCTGCTGGTTGCCGTTGCCAGTGCGGACCTGCCGGACCAGCGGGGCCACATTCTTGAGCTGGGCCATGCCCTGCAGCGACTCGAAGGTCTTGGTGGTCGTCTTGGAATGGTGGGAGGTCCACAGCACCGTGAGCTCCTCGCTCAGCGAGCACAGCCCGAGGATGATCATGCCGACGGTGAAGGTCTTGCCGGTCTGGCGCGGGATCGACATGCCGACCCCGCCCACACCAGCGGCGAACAGGCCGCTGTCGCGCTTCGACAGGATCACCCGGCCCATGCCGTCCTGCCAACGGTCGAAGACCACACCCCACTCGCCACACCGGTCACGCACGGCCGGCCAGCCCGTCGAGACGATCCCTTCAGGAAGGATCAGGTGCTTGGCGACCTCAGAGAGCTTGCGGTCGCCATGTTTCGTCTGCGGTGACGGCACCATCAGATCCCGCCTCCTGATCCTTGACCCGGGCCGCCTCGAGCTCCCGGGTGATGTCCATCAGCCGCTTCGTCAGCGCTGCCAGATCGCGCGGCGGAGTGTCACGGTCCTGCACGGCGCGGGCCACGCGAGCCTGCAGTGCCTCCAACAGTTCAACCTCAGTGCCGGACTTCGCGGCCTGGGTGATGGTCTTGGCCCGCTTGCGGGCGGGTGGGCGCTCATCGGGGGCCACGGCCCTGACCTGTGCAGCCATGGCGCACCCCCTTCGTTAGACGAACTGGTCTCCTGTGACCCTGATGAACCGATGGCGTGAGTAGAACTCGACGTTTCCGGTGCGGCGTCCGGGGGCCTCGTCAGTCCGGACGAAGATGTGGAAGCCATGCCCCGACACCGACCGCTCGGCGAAGATGATCGGCTCATCGATCCGGTCGATGAAGGCCCGGGCGCCCTGATCGTCGAAGTGGTCGAGATCCCAGCACCCCAGCCCGTCACCGAGCATGGTCCCGAAGCCATCGCCGGCCGTGGCGCGTCGCACCTGCGACCAGCCAGACCATGTGCCCGGGTCCGTGGATGAGGCCGGAGCGCCAGCCAGAGTGATGGGGCGCTTGCCGTCGCAGCGGACCCACGCAGTGCGGGACCTCATGGCCAGCGGGATCGCACACCGGGACGCGGCGACCCGACAGCGGGCCGAGCAGAAGCGTCGCGGGCGACCCGTCCGGGCACGATCGAATGCCCGACCGCACCATCCGCACCGCTCTTCCATGCTCCGATTCTATCTCAATCGGGCTGTGGCTAGGGGCTTGTTACGAAACTCATGAGCGATCTACACAGGCCCGACGCACTCGGGGCGAGGCTGTTCGGATCGCCTCGAGTGCTGGCGGGCGTTCAGCGTGCGCTGTGAGCTCGACAGCGACGCCCTGGGCGGACACCCTGTGGAAAAACCCGGGGAGATATCGCT